CAGTCATCCACTCGTGTGCGTCTTCGTACGGCATGACAATACCATCTGTCATAAGTTTTTGAAGCAACGCAATGCGTACGTCCTTAACTTCTAGACCATCACGTAAGATGTAATGTTTAGGAGAGTTAACCATATCCACGGGAGTAGCGTGATTGTTTTCATCTATTACAACAGACATAGTATCCCCTGTATCTAAATCTGTCAGTGTAATTACATCATTTTCGTATTGTGCATTTACTGTTTCAAAAAAAGAACCCCAGTCGTCTTTAGCCATTATGCTTCTCCTTGTGTGTCCATACGCAATAGCTTTAGTTGTTCTTCACTTAAATTAGAAAAATAGTCTACGTCAGATGGGCTGACAATAAAATCAAACGGGCGTTCACCTTTCAACAAGGATTGCATACCCATATGTAATAAGTGATCCATCTCTTCTCTGACCATGTGTGTTATTCCTGCCATAAAAACAGCAAGCATATCGTCGTGGTCCACGTCACTTTCATGATCAAAGTTTTTCTCAATGTTCATATTGGTTGGATAGAAACCACAAGCAAAGCTAGTGGTACCTTCCTCATCAACTTTAACACGGAAGAAAGCTTCTCCTGGCTCTAGGTCTAAGTTTACTACCTTACTCATCAAACCATTCCTCTGGTATAAGTTTATCTGCGTACAGGAATCCATGCTTAGTGCACCAATCCGCATATGATGTTTTAGAACCTTTACGGATCTTTGCTTTAGAACTAGAGAAGACAAACCGTATATCGTAGTCTGTTTGCTCCTGTATCCACAGATGCTTCTTACGGTCTTCTAAGGTGAAACGGCCTTTTGTTTCAACCACAATACCATTAGGCAAGATAAAATCAGGAGTGTACGTTCTATCAAGAGCGGGTTGTATAAAGCTAATTCGTGAAGATGAGTCTTCATATTTAACACGAAGCCCCCGCTTCTTAATTTGATCAGCAACAGTTTTCTCAAGACCAGATCTGTAACCATATTTTTTAGCCGCCTTACTGAACGTCATTGTACACCGTGTAATATCTCCAAGGCTTGTTGCGAGCTTGTGAAGCCGCTACTTGCCTATACTGCAGGGTAGGCCAACATTTAAACTTGTAATCGCAATACAGACAGTTCTTGGCTATGTAGCGGTTACCAGTCTCCTTACCTCTAAACTTCTCTGTGACATCGTCAAAGCAACGTTCAAACTCCTTGTCAGTTGCAATGTAATCAATGGTGTCTTTAATGACACCCTTGTACTCTTCACTGTAAGAGTTATCTGCTTCAACGAACTTCCACTCTCCAGTAGATTTGTTAACGACAATCCAACCACCAAAGGGCATTCCACTAGCGTTAGCGTAGCCGAAGCCCTGAGCGACATACCCAAATGAATCGTCGTTCCTGACATCTTCAAAACTTTTGAATTTATGCTCAAAGGCAAATGGAGAAGCGGATTTGATATCCCAGACTTTGCCATCAATGACTACATCGTATTCACCTTGAATGGATACGTCGTCATCTAGATTAAGCTCTACCTTTCCGTGGTAGGATTCTACTGGTATACCAGCGGCTCGCATCAAAAGCAAGGACAAAACTTCAACCGTATCACCGAGCAACATCTTCATGATGAAGTCGTACGAAGGTGCTTGTCCCTCTTCTGGATGGTTTTTCTGAAACCAGAGTTGACAACGAGGTCTTCCTGCGTTTGACATGCGTACAGTAAAGTTACGTTCACCATCCCTAGTAAACTGCTTAATTAACGCATTCTTAAAGTCAGCACACGCTTGCTCTATCAGTGCGTCATCAACGGGGGGAGCTTCCCCCGCTGACAACTTAGACAGGTACTCACGTATCTGAACCTCGTATTGATGAGGTAGATCAGACATTATGCTGTCTCATCAAAGTCATCAAGGTACTCTTCTACCTCTCCGACTAACTTCTCGTCACGTACGTCTTCTTGAGAATTACGTAAGGCTTCGTTGTACTTAGCCATGACCTGCTTATTCTCAAAGTTAACTGTGTCCAATATTTTGGACATAAAGTGCAGATCGTCTGAAGTAATAGGAATTATGTTTGAAAAGTCAGGCTCAAACTTAGTAGTGAAATAAGTTACAGAACCCTTCTTCTGACGCTCGGTAGTGACTGCGCTCTCTACCTCAAGGAACTTAAGCTTTTGTGCACGGCACGATTCTGTTACCGAATTGAACGCTAAGAAACTAGCACCCTTCATGCGGAATAAGCATGGCTCATCCTTGACTTCTACGGCAGTTCCATCTGCAGTAGCCGCATCCGAAATAGATACTTTAGCGTAGAGATAACGGAAGCACGTAATACTCTTGTACTTCTCACGAATATCATCGCCCATTTCACGAAGAGCATTTGATGTAGGCTTACCGCAACGGATACCGCCCTTCTCATCAATAGGCTCGTCACCACCACGGTGGATGATCGTCTTGTTAACTACAGCTTCTTGTGCAGGATCGTAGTCCAAGTACTGCATGTAGTCTGAGAATACACGTACACGAACATCCTTGCCGTATACTGTACCTGATGGAAGAGTTAGAGCAAACGCTCCTTTCTTCAACTCATTACCCTTGTCGTCTTCTTCTTGATAGTTAATCTTCAAGATAGGAAGACGGTTGCTACCCTGTTCGTTTGCAGAGTCCTGCTGGACACCCATAGCTGCGAACAGTTGGTCTTGTGTAAGACCGTTATAAAGTGCTACTTCACTCATGTATAACATTCCCGTTTAACCAGTTTGATCCACTCTTTATTTCTATGGCGAGTGGAATTACCATATCGTAATTGTATCGCAAGGATACTTCGTCTGCAACATTTTCCATTGCATCAACTAAAATATCTTTAACTTGCTCCTCCTCCCCAGGATACACGTCCACAACAATGGAGTCATGGACAGTAAGCACTAGCTTAGACTTAACACCTGCGTTACGCATTAACTTAGATGCACGGATACACGCAATAGGTACAATGTCCGCTGTGGCAAATGATTGCACTGGATAGTTAACAATCTGCGTTGCATAGCTGATACGTCCATTAGCAGTACGTTCTACGTGGGGCCAGTAAAACTGTCGTCCTGATGGCAGGGTGACTGTTCCGTCTTTGAGCACTCCTCGCTTGAGGACTTCGTGCCACTTGGCAAGTCCTTCGTAGATGTTGAAGTATTCTTTAAAGTACTGTTGAACATGTGGAGCCTCCTGCGCCCCCTGACCGCCGTAGAGCGGCGCAAACGTATAAGCCTTTGCCTGTTGCCTCTCATTCTTTGTGATCTCCTCTACAGGCTTTTCGTTGATAATAGATGCCGTCTGTTTGTGTACATCTTTACCAGTCATGATGTCATCGTAGATCTGCCCATCTTTAGACAGTTCACCTGCTACACGAAACTCTAGACCACTGAAGTCAGCCTCCATGATCTGCCCACCTTCAAAGCGGGATACGACACATTCACGAATAGGGAACGTACCACCTCGTGGTTGATTCTGGAAGTTAGGGTCTGAAGAAGACAACCGGCCAGTCGCAGTAATGCACTGGTTAAAGGTAGTGTGCAGTATTCCGTCGCTGCGTGTATTGCGTCTCATACCGCCACAGAAAGAAGACAGGTAGACGTTTAAGGCATTGAGCCTACGCATCCCTTGCAAAAACTCTACAGCGTCTGTGTAGCCCTTACGTTGAGCCTGACCAAGTAGAAACTGCAATGTGGTCTTATCCGTAGAAAAGCCAGTAGCAGCCACGTCACGTACGGTAGAGGGTACGAGTTTGAACCCTGCAACACGATCTGTAGGTCTGTACCCTACCCCCGCTCCATCACAGATAGTACACTTCGTACGATTCTTGTACGGCTTACCGTCTTTCTTAATCTTCTGTATAGAGCCTAGCCCGTTACATGTTATGCACCGTTCTCCTTTTGTGCGGTACACAATACTGGTGTTACCCTTTACGGCTCTAGAGAACTCTGTTGCATTCATGCGTGGGCGAGGTAAAGGCTTACCTGCTTTGTTCACACCAATGTTGAACACTTCACGCCACTTATCACGATCATTGATCTTACGGGAATAGATTACTTCAGACAGCTGGAATGGACTGTTGAGGTTGACTGGGGAGTCACCCATAACTGAACTCGCTAACTCATACAGGCGAGTCTGTAGTTCATTCCGTTCAATAGTGAACTTATCTTCTACTTCATCTAGCTTTTCCATTTCAATGTAGATGCCATTACGTTCCATCTCTAGCAACACAAGTAGCATTTCGTTCATCATGTCACGTACCTTACGCAAGCCAGTGAACTCAGGCTTACGGTAGTCGTGTAGCTGGGATTCGTAAACTTCAAGACACGAGGTTACGTCAGCACGTCCATACTCTTCTACGATGCTTGGGTCCATTGCTTCGTACCCCACACCTTTCTTGAAGGTATCTTGCATTAGGTCAGATCGCTTTTGTGTGACCTTACGTCTTTTGGCAGTCTCTTCCAATGACAATAAGGTCTTCTGCCCACGAGCCAGTACGTACTCACCGATCATAGTACAGTACACGTCACTTGGTACTGTGAATCCTGTCTCAGTCAGCCAGAGTAGATCGTACTTAGCATTGTGTGCTACCAGTAAGTCTGCCTGATTTAATGCATCTTGTACGGCCTTATGTCCTATGCGGGAGTCAACATCAAGTTGATTATGCTTAAAGAAATAGTACTCTCCTTGCTCTTCACCAAGCCATTGGAATCCACAAGACACAAGATAGTTTTCAGGATTGAACGGACTTCCATCCAAACCTTTCTCTGCCTTCTGCACTGTGTTCTCTACGTCTATGCATAAAACTTTCATCAGTCTATGTACCTTGATAGCTTCGGTTGTATCTCACAGATTACAGTACCATGCCATCCGGTAATCTTGTTCTTACCAATGGTCAGGTGACGAGTGTAATCTGGCTCTTCATCTACACCTGAAGTATC